TTGCCTTGTGGACCTTGGCTGCCTTGACTACCTTGTGAACCAGTAGATCCCTGATTACCTTGATTTCCCTGAGATCCAGTAACACCTTGATTGCCTTGTGAACCCTGATTACCTTGTGATCCAGTAGTTCCTGTGTTGCCTTGGTAACCCTGATTTCCTTGGTTACCTTGTGATCCAGTATTACCTTGGTATCCTTGATTGCCTTGTGAACCAGTAGAGCCTTGATTTCCTTGAGGTCCAGTTAACCCCTGATAACCTTGTGACCCATTGTTTCCTTGGTTGCCTTGATAACCTTGTGGGCCAACTTGAGTATATAAAACTTGAGTAGCTGTTAATATAATACTTGGAATTGCTGGGGCAGGAGAAGCAGCAGCTACATATTGTAAAGAAACATCAGTATTAGTTGCTTGCCAAGCTAGTTCTAGATAATCACCAGCATTAAGTTTTAAAACAAAATTAACTGTTCCAATAGCATGACCATCAGTTCCACCATGGCTTTCTACAACACTCCACTTGCTATCAGTATCAGATACATTTGAACCATTCTTTTTAAGCCATATACTAGCGTCTTGTATTTGAACATTAGCATTAACTAACTGTACAGAAAATATAATGCTATAAACACCAGAATAAGCAAATGTTATTCTTGAATTAGATACTACACTAACTCCATTATTATCAGCGTCTGAATTGTTGTAGGTTATAAGATATTCTGTATTTGCTGTAGTTATAAATTGATCTTGTGTAGACCAAAAAGATCCCCAATAACCTAATGCTCCACCAGCACCAGTAGCGCCAGTTGTACCTTGACTTCCCTGACTTCCCTGTGGTCCTGTTATAGAAGCTCCTTGATAACCTTGAAGACCTACACTACCTTGACTTCCTTGACTGCCTTGATAGCCAGAACCTTGATTTCCTTGAAAACCCTGTGAACCTTGGTCACCTTTGCTTAAAACTAACTGCCAATTAGATGGATATGATGGTGGAATATATCCAGCTGCACCAATATAAACTGTCATTACATATAAAGAACCATCATATGTAACTGCTTGACCTACTGAATAGGTAACTCCATTATTATAAGATCCTAAATAATCAAATATTTCTGGGCCTTGTGATCCTTGGAAACCTTGATTGCCTTGATCACCTTGTGAACCTTGTTCACCTTGAAAACCTTGGCTACCTTGATCACCCTGTGAACCTTGTTCACCTTGAAAACCTTGGTTACCTTGGTCACCCTGTGACCCTTGTTCACCTTGGAAACCTTGGTTACCTTGGTCACCCTGTGACCCTTGTTCACCTTGGAAACCTTGGTTACCTTGGTCACCCTGTGACCCTTGTTCACCTTGGAAACCTTGATTGCCTTGATCACCCTGTGACCCTTGTTCCCCTTGAAAACCTTGATTACCTTGGTTACCCTGTGATCCTTGTTGCCCTTGGAAACCTTGGTTACCTTGTGAACCTTGTGAACCTTGTATACCTTGAAAACCTTGATTACCTTGATGCCCCTGTGATCCTTGTTGTCCTTGCAATCCTTGATAACCTTGCGGACCTGTTGCTGGATTAGAAACTAAAGTTGTATGAATATGCGTTTGAGTATTATCACGAAACTCAAAAGTGGCAGAACTATTATTTTGTCTTATATTTACATATATTTTTATTCTCAATCTTTTAGTTAAATCTGGCAAAATTGTAGCAGGAACAACGAGATCTGAAACTACTAATGATTGAGTTGTTAAAATAGCAGAAGCTGATGAAGATGAACCTTGTATAATTAGTGTTTCATTGCTTGTGCCATCTGAATCTACATAATAAATACCATAATGCATAGTCGGCACTTGGCCAGTAGTGCTTGAAAGTGCATATAAATTTAATTCCCAAACACCAGAAGTTATAACTGTTGAAGTTAAAGCGCCAACTTGAGTCGTAAATGTTCCAACCAAATAATTATTTGCTATATTTAAACTACCAGTTGTAATTGTGGTTTGTGTTCCGGCATTTACACTCGTTAATAATTCTCCAGTTTGCGGATATGATCCACCGGTAGTATCAAAAAATAAAACTAAACCGCCACTAACACCGGCGTTTCCTTGAAAACCTTGATTACCCTGTAATCCTTGACTTCCTTGTAAACCTTGGTTGCCTTGATTGCCCTGTGATCCTTGAGTACCTTGAAAACCTTGGTTACCTTGGAATCCTTGATATCCAGAATCGCCCTTATCTCCAGTTCTTGCAAAAGTAAGTAATACTTCATCATCATTAGAAAATGTTCCGCTTCCAGATAAATAAGAAATTGTAACATCAAAAAAACTAGGTTCTTCTTCTGAGGAATTGCTTATAGTATAAAGTGCAAATACTGTAGAGTCATTTTTCTTAGATAATTTAAAATGACCTTTTATAGTGCTTGTTGAAGCAGAGATTGTATTTAAGAATAGCGAAAGATCTATGTTTGCATTATTTGGATTATCATCAATTATAACATGCGTAGCTGATGCAAGAGAAGCGTTATTAAATCTTATATAATTGTCACCTGGGTCGTTGATTGAGTAATTATTTGTGTCTATTTTATATTCAACTGTTACGCCACCAAAGCTACCAGTTGATCCCTGATATCCTTGGCCACCTTGATTTCCTTGAAAACCTTGTTCACCTTGTGAACCTTGTTCCCCTTGGAAACCCTGACTACCTTGATCACCTTGTGATCCCTGTTCCCCTTGAAAACCTTGGTTACCTTGATCACCCTGTGACCCTTGTTCTCCTTGGAAACCTTGGTTACCTTGGTCACCTTGTGACCCTTGTTCGCCTTGAAAACCTTGGTTACCTTGGTCACCTTGTGATCCCTGTTCCCCTTGGAAACCTTGGTTACCTTGATCACCCTGTGACCCTTGTTCACCTTGGAAACCCTGATTACCTTGATCACCTTGTGATCCCTGTTCCCCTTGGAAACCCTGATCACCCTGTGACCCTTGTTCTCCTTGGAAACCTTGGTCACCTTGTGATCCTTGTTCCCCTTGGAAACCTTGATTGCCTTGATCACCCTGTGAACCTTGTTCCCCTTGGAAACCCTGATCACCTTGTGATCCTTGTTCTCCTTGAAAACCCTGATCACCTTGTGATCCTTGTTCCCCTTGAAAACCTTGATTACCCTGTGATCCTTGTTCTCCTTGAAAACCCTGCTCGCCTTGTAATCCTTGATTTCCTAATAAACCTTGATTCCCTTGAAATCCTTGATTACCTTGATTTCCTTGGTTACCTTGAAACCCTTGGTTGCCTTGAAGACCCTGATTACCTTGGTTACCCTGCGACCCTTGAAAACCTTGGTTACCTTGAAATCCTTGTTGTCCTTGAGATCCTTTAATAGGACCAACATTTTGCCAATAAACAGGACTTGATCCTGTATAAACAACACCGTCACCTATTGCAGCGGAACCATTAGATGGATTTGGACATGCTTGAGAAGCAGTTCCTTGTGCTGTTGATGTAAGTAGCCACATATCACCAAGTACAGCACCAGAAGTTTCATTATTAAATATATTTTCCCAAGTATCAGATCCCTGTATGGTAACTCCTGCTCCAGTCTGTCCTTGACTACCTTGAATACCTTGGTTTCCTTGAAATCCTTGATTTCCTTGATAACCTTGTGAACCTTGTATTCCTTGTGAGCCTTGTATTCCTTGGTTACCTTGAAAACCTTGAAATCCTTGATTGCCTTGTTCTCCTTGAGATCCTTGGTTTCCTTGAGATCCTTGAGATCCTTGACTACCTTGAGAACCTTGATTCCCTTGAAAACCTTGGCTACCTTGGTTTCCTTGAAAACCCTGTCTACCTTGAAATCCTTGATTACCTTGAAACCCTTGATTTCCTTGCAACCCTTGAAAACCTTGCGAACCTTGAAAACCTTGATCGCCAACTAAAACAAAAGATACAGAAATTAATTCATTTGCGATTAAAGAAAACCCAGCACTAGATTGAACATGAGAAACATTAAAAGAACCATATGTTCCATTAACTGTAGTAGAAGATGTTATTTTAAATACTGTAAACTTTGAAGGATTTGTTATTGATTGAATAAACAATATTGATTTTGTAGAATTTGTAGAATTGTCAAAAAGACTATATATCTCATGAACTTCATTTCCATTAATATCATAAGCACTTAAACTTAATGTTGTTGCAGAAGATATAGTGAGGTTGTTGAATCTTAACTGAGATGGTGTTGGAACACCGGAGATAGAAGTGCTATATATATATTTAATTGATGGGGCATTTATACCTTGATAGCCTTGATAGCCAAGCTCGCCTGTTATATTAACATCCCATATACTTGCGCTTCCAGTTCCTGTTACATAATCAACATCTACAGTTATTTCATTTGTTACTGGATTTGTAGAAGTTACTTTTCCTTCTAAAAAATCATCATTATTAGTAATGTCAACTATTCTTACTCTTACGCCAGCCCTAAATGATAATATATTAGAAATTACTAATGTTTTTAATCCGATTGTTTTTGTTAATGTTGATAAAGATTCAGAAAAACCAAATGAAAAACCCTGAGAACCTTGAACACCTATAATTCCTTGTTCGCCTTGAAACCCTTGATTTCCTTGATTTCCTTGCGAACCCTGTGAACCCTGCGTTCCTTGATTTCCTTGAAAACCTTGTGAACCAGTAATTACGCCTGGAACAAAATTAGTTCCATCGAACTTAATTACTTGTCCAGAAGCGGGAACTCCTACAAAATCATCTTGATCTTGTATTCTCGATGGTTTTTTGCTGAAATGCATTGTTTATTCCAAGTATTTTGGAGTTATTCCTGTAGTGCATCCATCTATATATGATACACCACAAAAATCTGCTAATTGATTTGCAATCTGATTAGTATTTTGCATCAAATCTGAATAATTTATAGTTATTTTTTTACCATTAAAAGAATTGAATATATTTTGACAAATTTCATGCTGTTTTTCTATGGTATCTGGATTAGCTTGTCTACCAAGTAAAGAAACATATTCTTGATAAGATTTTTCTATATTTCTCATAGACCATATTAAACCAATGTTTAAATCACAATCATTAATTAATTTTGCAAAAACACCTTTTCTTAAAAGATCAAAAGATCTTATTCCCATTTTATTAAAAACGCAGCTTTCTTTTTTTAATTTCCAATATGTAGATGTATTTAATGAAATATAATTTGAAAATTTATCATTAAAACTACCAGTTGGATACCACAATGCATTATCAGATTGTGGACTTTTTTCAGACATACTTATGCCCAAAGAACTAATTATTTTTGATATAACGCTAGTTCCAGATCTATATGTTCCTAAAACTATATAACAATCGTTCATTCTAAATCCTCATTTCTATCATTAAAAAATTTATTAATATCTTTTAGTAAATTACTATTTCCGACATATCTATATATACCCTGTTCTATAGCAAGATCTTTTTGCAATGAAAAATCATTATTATCTAATAAATCAAATCTAGATGCATATTGTCTATCTATTTTATTTCCATGATTAAGATGAAAAACCGGCTGATCTATATAATCAATATCAATATTGTTTTTGGGCAAAGTTAATAAATCGTCAATAAAGTTGTTTTTAAATTTTTTATACTTTATAAATGGTATACTTTTTGTTTCTTCTAAATCTAACCACTTGATTATATTTATTGTGTCTCCTCCGCCAACTATGCATTTATCATATAGAGGGTTATTTAATAATGTTTCTTTTTTGGTTATCCAAGCTATACCTGGATTTCCATAAACAAAGTCTTCTGAAAATAGCGTTTTTTTATAACCATCTTTTCCGCCAGAAACAACGACTTGTTTTGAAATAGAATCGTGTTTAAATGTATAAAATCCATTGTATTTAGTATGATTTCTAGGTAAATAATGAACAGAAGAGAACGGTTGAATAAATAAGTTTTCTTTATTATCAATTTTTTGTTTTGCTTGTTCTATCCAGTCTTCTTCTGAAAAAAGAATATCTCCATCAATAAAAGAAACATATTTTATATCATCCGTTAATTTTTGACAAACATAATTAATAACCCTTTCCTTCTGCCATAATAACTGATCTGTTTGAAATTTTATAGTTCCTGGAAATGGCAAATCAAAACTACCATTTGTAGAAATTTCTATCGGTATAATTATAGCATTATATTTTGATAGATTATTATGACATATATAAAAATTATTTAATAAGGATTTTCTTTTATAATGATTCCAATAATACATTATTATTGCAACATCATTATTTATCATACTTTAACCTTTATATTTGAAGTGTAGTTTTGTAATGATATATTCATAACTTGAGCTTCTTGCAAAGAAATACTTCTGTTAAGAAACACGCTAAAAGGGAAATAAGCTAAGTATCTTGTTTTAATTGAATTTTCTATGTCTTGATGAGTTGAGTATACAACCGCATAATTTTCATTGTCTGGAATAAAGTTATCATCAACAAAAGTAACTCTATCCTCAAGACCAAATCTTTGTAACCAAATTTTATTATCTATAAAATCAATTTTATTTTTTGGTTTATAAGAAATAACTTTACATCCAGCTTGTGCTAATATTAACAAATCTGCTGCGGAAGAACCAATGTATATAATATTATTATTAACTATCAAACTGGCTAAATCTATATAGTCATTATTAAAACTTCTATTTGGAACACCGTCAGGAAACACTATTGGAAATTCTAAAAATTGATGTTCAAGTTTTATATTATCTGTTGCTAAATTAACTTTCGGCCAAAAACAAACAGTATTACAAAATTTTAAAAATTGATTTAATGTTTGAATTATTGAATTTCTATCATGTACTTTTTTAATAAACTTTTTTAAATGCCTTGAAGAGATTAAAAATGGGCCGGTCGTAGTTTCTTCTATATATGAAGTAGTTGAGTATTCTGATGATTTACTTTCTGGCATTGGACCATTACATATTTTTAAAACAGCCAAATCAACTTGATATCTAAGCAACGGTTTCCAAGTTGATAAATTGTTATAAACATGCGGAGATAGCTTTTGAGAATTTTCTACAAAAATAAAGTATTCGTAAGAATCTAGCAAAGATGCTTGCTCTAAAAAACTATAAAAATATGAATTTCTATTTTCTTTTTCAAGAGATACAACTTTTCCGACAAAATCTGTATAATTTACATTGCTTGGAAATAATTTATTTTGAAAGCAAACTAAATTTGTTAAGGGTTTTGTTCCAACTCTAAATTCTGTTGATCTAGCATTACATACTGCCATGTTTTCCTCCTAAAAATATATTATAGGAAGAAATCGGGAATGCAATAAAAAAAGGCAGAGCTTTCGCCCTGCCCTTTTTATTTTTATATAGGTCTTATTAGAAACCGCCCAAGAGTACACGGCGGTTATCGAGAACAGCGAAACCGTGTTCACCAAAACCGTACATACCCATCCTACGCTGACGATGGAAAGTAGGATCTTCAAAGATCTCGATTTCCTGACGAACAGGCATAACGAAGCTGTCACGCTTCTCAAGGTCAAGACCAACGACCAACTCGCTCTTGCCAGACAGAGAGCCAGACAAGGTAGAGGTGTAGTAAAGCTGGTATTCCTGACCAACACCAAGTTCATCAATCTCATGAAGATTTACGCCGAAAACCTGAGATAAACCACCTTCCTGAGAAACAAAAATTTCTCGGCGGGTGAAGTCATCAACTTCGTTAATATCCCAAGTGCGAATATCTTCCATAGCTTCTGGAGATACATACAGATCGGTAAGCTTTCCACGATTAATGGAAGTGCTGTTACCACCAGCATTCCTACGCATCACGGTCTTCATCAAGGCAATAAGCCTCTTGCTGAAGTAACCAGCGGTAGCAACGCTGTCAGTCACAAGAAGGTTCCTACCTTTACCAGCAGCGATGATTACATGCCAACCATCATTATTGTTCTTGCGGGTAAAAGAAGCTTCAAGGGTCTGCATTGCACGACCAACAATATCCCAACGAGCATCACGAAGATACTTAAGGGAGAAGTCGATGGAAGCACCAACTTCATAGGTCTGTACAGTCAGATAATCGCCTTCAACATGGCGTTCTGGAATACGACCTTGGGAAGGAATGGTGTAAGCGATGAAGTCCTTCTCAGAACCTGGAGACAGGAAATCGAGAGGGAATTCAACAGCAGTACCTGGCTGGAAAACAACCTGTTCAAAGATGTTTCCAAGAATATCGCCCTTCAAAACGCCTTGGCGCAAAGGAAGGGTAAGAGCCTTGGCAAGTTCCTTCTGAGCAGCTACAGCAACTTCATAATTGTTGCTACCAGCCTGTTCAGCAAGTTTAACCATTTCTGGAGTTGGGGTCTTCATGGTATTAGTTTCTCCTCTTTATTATACGATTGGAAGGTCAATGAATACTTTTGCATACCCATCAGAATCAACTCCACCAAGGAATTGACCGACCTTTGGAGTTCCAGAGGTCTGAGTATCGGTTAGCAAACCATTAGCTGCCAAATAAGCGGATTCGCCAGCTGCTGGAGAAACCCCAGAAGCGATCTTATCAGTAACAACCCATCCCTTCGTAAGAAGAGGAACTTTTTCGCCAACCAACTGTTCATCTTTGTGCCAGTTGCGATGCTGACGAGTAATGTCGATGGACACTACATCTGCCAAGCAAAGACCAGCTGGAACAAGGCCGGAAGGATTAGATGCCCTAGTTACGGTAGCTACATCATCAGCCAAAGCACCGGAACCGGAAACGCCGAATACCAATACTTCGCCCTTTTCAATTTCGATATTGCAAAGATTGCTAATATCGGTAACAACAATGTTGCGATCTGGTTTAAGAGCCATGAGAATGTTTCTCCTTATTCTTCGTTCTTGCCAAGGTTTTCAGTTTCAACACCAAGATAGGCAGCGATTTGAGAAGCGACTGTCTGAATTGGATCTGCATCATTTGCAGGAACATTCAAAGCAGCTTCTTCCTTAACTTCTGCGTTATCTAAAACTTCTTCAGTTGCGACTACTTCTGCATTGTCCTCTTCTGCCATTACAGTTCTAGGACAAGAGCAAGTCTCTTCTTTTTCCATTTCTGGATTTGGCATCATTTCAGCTGTTTTCTTAAGCATCATGAGTTCTTCATTCAGCTTTTTAGCAGCAGCTTCATATTCAGCCATTTTCATAGAAAGATAATCACTCTGTTTGGCAATAACGCCAGCAAATGACTCATCTTCAAGGTTGTTCATGAATGACACAATGCCTTCTGCTTCTGCCTTGGACATGCCAAGCTTTTCAGAAACAAGAGCAATGCGATCACTCTTTTTCTTCTCTTCTTTCATCTTCTGCAATTCTTCAGTAGCTTTGGTAAGCTCCTGCTGCATAAGATTTGCCTTGGCAACAGCTTCAGAAAGTTCAGTCTCTAGTTTGGCTGTATTTTCAACAGCGACTTCAACCTTCTTTTCCATTTCAGCTGCCTCGGTCTTTTCGACAATCTGTTCAGACATTGAAAAATTCTCCTTAACTTCTGGAGTCTCAAGACTTTCATACCCCAAATCAACTATTTTTGCTTCGGTTTGTAGTATAACGCTATCTGGGTTGGCTGGTTTACGAACTAAGCCCTTTCCAGAAAATATTATATTTCTTAAAACACGGCCTATCTTTTGATTTCCGTAAACACCAGTTCCGCCATATGATCTTAAATACTTTGTTAAAAATGAGGTAGCCTCATTTCTTGCTATAATTCTGGTTTTTTTACCATCAGTCATAGCATAATCAAAGTTGCTAAACAAAGCTTCCATCGACACAAACCAAGTGCCATTAGGGATTTGCGTAATTATATCATTAATCTGCAATTTCTTTTCTTGATTTTCCCATTCTTTATAAATTACAGCAGATGTAACAATATTGTAATTTTCTGGAGGAGTATCAGAAGTTATAGGCGAACCATTTTCATCAACTGGATAACAACCAGTAATGTGACCAATGATAATGTCTTGATTGTGTTCAAGATTAAATGGTTTATCTTCTGGCGTACTTCTAGCTTTCCACATTTCCTCTGCATCAAAAACATCATCGTTCTTATTCCAGCCTGTACTTACCAAAATAGACTTTAAATAAAATAAGTCTTCTTGGTTTTTATTTTCTGCTTTTGCTATTTCAGCTATTGTTTTATTAAACTTGTTATTAATAAATAGCTGTTCATCAACAGATGATTCCGAAGCTACCATATCAAAAGCTATGGAATTACTAGCTTTTACAAATTCGGAAACACCGTCTTCAATTTCTGTCTTGAATGGTTCAATCATAGTGTCACCTCTTTTTAAGAAATACACCAAACCAATTGAGTATTCTTTTATACAATGGAACATAACCGCTTATGCACAAAGAAATTGTATCTATTTGAATTTGAGGTTTGTCTGCAAACTGAGCTAAAAACTCAGATGTATTTTTTGAATCAAAATAAAAATTATCAAAAAATCCATTAACTTTCACTTTTTTTAAATTATTATAATTCAAACTTTTTGGCCAAGCAGCTTCTAAAACATCTGGGTTATTATTATTTATTAATGGTGGCCAAACATCTTGATTAGATGTAACTGCAAAAACAGCAGTTTTCCATGCGTTTAACATTTCTGAATTCCACTTAAAAACAGAAGCATCAAAACCTTGGTTAATTTGTTTTTCAAAAATATTATAAGCCATAGGACTTACTTTAGTGTCTGTGGCATGAACAATTACAAAACAGTCATTTCCGTTTTCATCAAAAATAATTGGTAACGCTTTTCTAAAATTAATACTTTCATAAAAACTTGTACTTCCTGTTTTGTCTACTGTATTTCTATAAATAACTTTATGTATTAAATTATTTTTTTGTAATTCATCTAAAATCCATTTTTTGGAAATCTCTGGGTCTGCCCATAAAACATAAATAATAGGATGGTGTTTAAAGAAAACTCTACATCTATAAATATGCTGAACATTATCTATTAGTTCATGATATCTGCGATGAAGAGTTATCAATATTATCGGTTTTTTGTAATCCGATTGTGTGCATCGCATATACAGAAGCCTGTATTTTTCTAGTTATTTCTGATGTTGGTAAATTGCCAGTTTTTTCTAAATACTTAGCCATACAAGTTTTAAAGAAGTCTTCTACATCAGTAGGTATTTCAAGTTTCTCTTTTAATGAATTAAAAATAAAAGTCTTACTAATTTTTTGATCTGGTTCTGTTTTGCATAATAGAGCAAACTTAATATGTTCAAACTCATTTATTTGTGCAACAGAAAGATCTCTTAGTGTTTTCTTGTTTATACTCTTTAAATAAGCTGGCTGGACTATTTCTGCTATAGTCTTTTGTGTTTGCTCTGCCCAATTAAGCCTATCTATAAAATCAGATGCCATAGCTGGCTTAATCACTTTTCTTTTTCTTGGCAAGCTATCAGTTTTTCCGAGAGGTCTTCCCTGTCCAGATTCACCTTTTGGTTGCTCATCATTTTGATTAGTTGGATTTTGCGCCGGAGCTATAGAAGATGCCGGAGCTTTTATGCCAAAATATTCTGGTGGCAAAATTCCAAGTTGTGTAAATATTTTTTCAACAGCTTCTTTATGCTGCGGACTATGGAAAGGAGATGCCTTTGGAGGTAGCATATCTTGTTTTCTATAATCTCTTTCTCTTCTAAGTCGAACACTTTCAATTTCTGGTATAAGATTAAATCTTTCTTGAACCGCTTCCTCACTAATAAGATCTCTATCGGCAAGTTCAATCAACAATCTCTTTTCTGCTGCTTCATCTGATAAAGTTTGATGGTCAAATACTATTTGGGCTGGTGCTTTAAATCCCATAGCCATTTGAACAAGCTTTACTTCTTTTTCCCAAAATTCAGCAACTACATCACGGCCATATTGAAGTCTTTCTATAAGAGTTCTCAAACTTATATAATTATTTGAAAAGCCAGATCCTCCTGGCAAACCAGTAAGTGATGGCGGAATACCAAGTCCGGCATAAATAGAATTTAAAATAGGCTTATATTTTTCTTCGCCTAAAAAATTAACTAAATCAGTTTTAGTTTCAACAACATCAATTTCTGGACCCCAAATAAGATCCATGCTTCCGCCACCGACATTATTTAATAGCATGTCAGCAAGACGATTAATTGCTTCTTCGGTTGGCAAAATACGATGTTCAAGCGATCCAAGCTTCCAAAGTCTGATATGGCTAATAGCTCCATCTAAAGCTGCTAAATCAGCTAATTTCATTTTTTCCAACATTTGCAAATCTTTTAGCAAAGCATATAACATCGGCTTTGCCCATACTTGCCAATCATCACGCTTGTAGTATAAAGCTACAGTTTTATTTACATCTAACGGAATTAAAAATCCGCCACGAACTGCATAATCATCCATTTCACTAGGTAATGATTTTACAATTTCTTTTTCTATATCGGATTTTGGATTTTTTATTTTTCTAGAAAAACTTTCTGTTAATCTAACGCCAAATCTAAAAGCTTTTGGGCCAATAAATGGAGCTACTTCTTCGCCATAAACCTCTATTGTTGTTGGATTATATATAGTATATTCCCAAGGAACTTGTGACTGTTTTGGTTTTTTAATAAAATTCTTTTTTGTTTCAGCTGCCATACCCTTTTGGATAATGTCTATTTCTTCTGGTTTTAATATGGCGTTTGCTCTTTTAATAATTACATTTCCTGCACGATATAAAAGATTTAGTATTCTTTCAGTTCTTTCTTTACCTCTAATTTTCTTGAACCACTCTTTATAAAACTTTTCTATTTTTTGGTTTGGGTGAACCAAGTCAATTCCTTGGCAAGCAAATTCGCTCATCATATCTACAGTATTGCGAACAATGCCTATTCTTTCATAAGCTTGCATACAGGCCGTCATTATTTCTTTATCACGGACTGGTATTTGTTCATTTGGCCTAAAAAAGTCGTAATCCCTACGATCAAAGCCTTCACGAACAGAAATGTTTGGAGATTCAATGTTTTTATAACTACTTGTACCAACAGTCTTCTTAACTGCTTGGCCATTATTATTGCTCTTAGCAATGGCTTTTTCTTTAGATTCTAAGTTATTTTCTTCCCAAGTAACGAATAAGTCTTTTTTATCGCTCATGTTTATCCTGCTTATTAAATTGTAATTAGATCATAATTGAATTACACCGAATCTCTTCTTATAGCTTCGCCATAATTTCCGCTCTTTTTCAATCCTTGGTTAAACCATTCTGGGGCTATATATAAAGGTTTGCCTGTATTTTTGCCAGATAAAGAATTAGAAAATCCACCAACAGAAACATAATTGTCTTGGACTATAGTTCTTTGTATTTGTCTAGCTGTCATATTAGCCATAAGCAAAGATGAATATCTATCTTTTCTTGTTCTGCTTCCTCTTATCTGATCTTTAAAGTCTGGAGTATCCCATCTATCTCTACCACCAGATGTTAATGTATGAACTATGCTGGCTAATTCATCTTTTAACTCTTCTATTTCCATAACACAATCTTCTAAAGTGTCATATAACTGTATATCTTTGCCACTAGATGTATCGTAAACAATACGCCCTTTATCTCTATCATCTTCAAAAGCTAATCCTATAGATACGCTATCAAAAAATGGGAATAGCAATACTTTATCTTCCATATCTTTTCTAAGACCGTGATTTGCTTCTACGACCCACTTTCCATCTGCAAAATTAACCATATTTAATATATGTTGGCCAGCTTTATCATCAGAATCTTTTCTTTTTTTGATATCTGGATCTATAGTTCTCCAGAACGGAACCTCATTTGGCAAGAGCTTTGACTCGTCATGTAGGGCTTCTTCTACCGAAATACCACCACCTTGACTATCAATGGCAATCTCTCTACATGGAAATAACTTAGCTAAATCCCTTATTTTTCTGGCGCAATAAGAGTAAAAGTTCTGTTCTTTTGTGATTCCTCGCTTTAATCTTTCCCTATGCGCTGCCCTATTAGTTGTCCAGCAATAGACAATCCTTCTCATATTTTGATGTAAAGCCAAAATAATAACAGAAAAGTTATCTCTTTCAGATGCCGGATCAACAGCCATCACATGCTCAATGCCTATCTCGCCCACTAAAGAGGCTGAAAAATTAATATCTGCTAAGGAAGTTCCAGCTTTTCCAACAACGCAAGACTCTATTAAGCTACGCTTGAAAAATCCTTCGGAATCGGTTGCAAATGTTGCACCATATTCAATCATATAATTCGCCTTGGTGCTTGTCGCTTTCGCTGAAGATATCTGCTTCTGATCCATGAATCCTATTGGTAGTAACTCTACTGGTATTCTTACTATTGAGTAATCACGCCAGTTAAAGCCAGCTGGTATTGGTCCTTGGAAAAACTCTTCGAGCTTTTTTGTATCGCCACGACTATTGATGATAGTTCGATAAGAGTTCCAATTCTTATAGAAATGGTTAAAGGAATAGTAAGCTGTTCCTGAGATTATGTTTTGGTTTGCTCTAAGTGTGCGACTTTCTTCTTTTTCATTATCTTCTGACCATAATCCTAATTGTTTCATTAACCTGATTCTTGCTTGATCTTTAACTGATTGAGCAGGAGAAGCTGCCACCGAAGAGAAGCCTCTCACAACATTTTGGTAAATTTCTTCTTTGATAGAAGCAAATTCGTCAGCAATTGTATAGTTTGCTCTTTGACCACGAATCTTGTCGCCATTACCGAGAGGAAGCGCAAATCCAACACTATCGCCAACAATCATGTCAAATCTATCTACAGATCTGCTTGGCCCTTGTTCACGATTATTTTTGCCACGACCAGATCCGCACAAATCTCTATAAATATTACCGCTAACCCAAAGATTTTCCATATATTCAAAAATAACTTTTGCCTGTCTAAATGCAGCACCAACTATTGCTATTTTACAACCCTGTGTAAATAAAAGCCTTAACATAGCGTACAAGCCAAGAATAAAAGACTTACCGCTACCACGACCAGCAATAAGCATGGGGAATGGGCGATTCCAAAGTTCTTTTAAAATTAAATGCTGAAAAGGCATTATTTCTATGTCGAATAACAATTTGCATGTAAATGGAAAGTAATCTGGATTTCTCATTATTTTTAATAAATGTACATGCGGATTTTCTTTGTCTGCATGAGTCATTACTTTAAATGGATGAATTGCATCTATGGGCAAGTCTAAAAGAGATTCAATCTGAGAAATGTCAGCACCAGGTCTGATGCCAACTATTTCTTTTTCAGAGAGCATCCAAGCTTTATCTAAAACTTTTTTAAGTTTGTCCATAATGTTCACACACTCTCTTAAATAAACTCGAAGCTACTTCTCGCCCAAATTTTCCTGCAAGAATAATCTTTGTCTTAAATTGTACTTCTATATCTAAAAGTGCTTTTACAATAAACTGCGGAGTTATTTTTATAAACTTGTATTTGCTTGGGGGGATTTGAGTAGATTGAGGAAACTTGTAAATGTCTTCCATCGTAAATTCTAAAATAACAAATGGAAGCTCAAAGCTCTCAAGTCTTTCTAATTCGCTATGAAATCTTTTTTGTGTGATGTTCATAGAGAATTCACTAAGATCTCCCTTCCTCTCTATCACAAATTTATCTTCAAAACCTTCTAATGAGTAATCGCCAGTTTTTAATGTGGCGATAGTCATTCCTTCACATGAAGGACTTGGATTGAATTCCCACCCAAGTTGTTCTCTAGTGTCTTTTATTACCTTATATTTTTTGTTGTTCATAAAGTTTATAGTCAGAAAGAACCATGTCTTTGACTAACTCACTAAAAGTGACGGTGGGAGTCCAACCAGTAACTTCCATAATCTTTGTTGGATTTCCTCTAAGGTGTTTTACTTCAGAAGGTCTAAACAAAGACTGATCTATATCAACATGTTGTTGATAATTATCAATTCCTGCAACAATACATGCTTCTTCAAGGAATTCTTCTACTGAATGAGTAGATCCTGTAGCAACAACATAGTCATCTGGCTTCTCTTGATCGACAATTAGTTTCATTGCCTTAACATAATCAGCTGCATGACCCCAATCTCTTCGTGCTTTTAGATTTCCAAGAGTGATTCTTGGTAATGAAAGACCTCTTTCATAGCAATACATGAACTTTGCTGCCCACAAACTGATTTTTCTAGTGACAAAATTGTGTCCTCTGCGTGGACTTTCATGATTAAACAAAATTCCGCAGCTTGCATGTAGATTATATGAGTTGCGATAGCAGTTTACGAAGTTGTGAGCAGCTACTTTTGCTACTGCATAAGGACTTTCTGGTATGAAAGGCGTATTTTCGTCTTGAGTGCCATCATCTTCGACAGCATTTCCAAATTGTTCGGACGAACTTGCTTGATAAAACCTAGAAAATGGTGCGCTATCACGAAAAGCTTGCAAAACATTGAAGCAACCAACAGCAACTGAGTCAAAAGTCAGCATTGGCTGGTCAAAAGACACCCTAACATGTGATTGTGCAGCTAAATTAAAGATATAATCGGGTTGTTCGGCAGAAATAATATTCAAAACCGAGTGATAATCAGTCACATCTCCATAAACAATACTAAAAAATGATGAGTTTAAGACATTTTTCAGTCTGGATAGGTTGTCAGACGATGTTCTTCGAGTAACACCAACAACTTTGATGTTATTTTGTATCAAATATTCAGCTAAATATGACCCGTCTTGACCTGTAACGCCAAAAATTACTGCTTTCATGCTTCTTCCTTTTGATTTTCTATAGTGTCCGCATTCAAAATAGGCAAATCTGCCGAGCCATCTTCATACACATGGGGCGCTCCTAGCCTATCCATCTCTTTTTCTGATACCTGTCTCATGATTTCCATGTGTCGCCCCATCAATTCCTTGTTCTCTTCCTCTTGTAATTGTCTGATAATAGCTAAAAAGCTCTGTTTTGACGACTCAATTCTTGTTACTCGCTGCTCTCTAGTAGCTTTTAGATCTTTAAGTAGTGCCTGATGCTTCTCTTCAAGCTTGATAAACTCGCCAGACCTTGCCTGTTCGGCCTGTTTTGCCGATTGAATTTGAGCTTCAAGTGATAAAACATGCTCTCTATCGTCTTCAGACATGGCAGATCTGTCTGGAAAGGTCGCCAAAAAGTCATTTTGCATAGAAACTAGTCGGGCGATCTCTTGAGCAGCGCTATATTTTGCCTTTGCGTTCCTATGCATCATGATTTCAAACTTGATTAGCAAAGAAATTTGTGTCTGCTCAGTCACTAGCACATCATCTTTGAACTGCGCCATATACTGAGCGTACTTTTCTTCATAATAAAGCAACTCATTGGGCGAAAGCTCTTCTGTTAGTTGCTGCCAAGCCTTGGTTTTCTTAATGTCTTGGGCGATTTGCTGCTCTTGCTCATTGAGTGAGGCTATTTTTCTATTAGCACGAAGCATTACATCGTTCTGATTAATAACTCTTCGTACTTGAGCCTCGCTCTTATTCATTAGAGTACAAATTTCGGGTATGCCCATAGTTTTAGACAGTTCAATAATTTTGTCACGGTCATGAGCAGTTACTGTTGTTTTTCTAGCCATTTTTGCGCCATTGTGCGAGAATATCTTTTATATGAATTTCCAACTGTTTTTTCTTTGTTTTACTAATAGAAACGCCCGATCTTAACTGTAAATAAGCCTGTCTAAGCTCAACTGGTAATCTTTCATCAATTATTTCTAACATTTCCCTAGTTGCTGCATCATTAAATATGCTCGACTCTTTTTCTATACTACTATCACTTACATTAGAAATATCATAGGGGCGCATTAAGTTTTGCTTTGATGAGTTTCTCTTTTTCCAAGCTTTATATTTATTACAATATTCCCCGTCACCATGATGCCCCTGTTCATGACATATTTTACACGGCGGATCTGATCTATGAAATTTATCTCTTTTAAAATTTATCAAACGATTTTTAATATGTGAATATAAAAAATTTTCTAATGGGCGACTTTCATCGTATCTAGCCATTGCTTCAAGGCCAAATATTCTTGCTTCCTGCTTTATGTCATCAATATCAAAATAACCAAAGGAAAATCCTTTTCCTAAAACAATAACTATTTTATCTATGATTTCTATTATTTCTTCTACGGTATATTTTTTACTTTTCAAGTTGAATGTTTTTTTGGATGACTTCTTCGGCATTGGTAGGATCGTTTTCGCAGATTTCTGCTTTCGTTTTTTCTGTAAGTTCTTCTTGTGCTTTAGCACTTATGATTGTTACAATATTTTCATCCGTCATTAAACTTTCTCCTGAGAAAAAATGGCTAGAGTTAAGTGGACTGAATCAATGTTGAAGTTTGTTCGTGAGAACTGCCACTACATGACAGACAATCAACTTGCTCTTGCATTATCATCTATCATTGGTGTTCGTGTGTCAAGTCATAGTGTCAGAAACCTAAGAGAAGAAAAGGGTTATACAAAATGGAAACGGTCTTCAACCAAAGATCCCCCCACCTCTTAATAGTAGACAACTTCTACAAAGATCCAGACTCAATAGTACATTTAGCAGAACAACAGGAGTATAAGCCTCAGTTAAAGTATTATAAGGGCGTTAGGACTGAGGAGAGGTTTTTATTTCCATATGTAAGAGAGGAATTCCAAAGACTGCTTCGTTTGGAAATTACAGACTGGTTAAATCAACCTATGAATGGAATTTTTCAGAAGACCAGTAAAGATGACCCTCTTGTATGGCATAGTGATAGTCAAGATTATGCTGCTGCTATTTATTTAACTAAAGATGCGCCCGTATCTATGGGAACATCTTTTTGGAGAGATACAAAGTTTGGCTGTCGTAGACCACCAAGCCATCCCTTGGAGGGCAAAGCAATAGCTGACGCTGAAGTGTATACCGAGTACAATCTCTTGCATAAAGACAATTGGCAGTTAGTTGATAAAGTAGGGGCCGTATATAATAGACTAGCCATTTGGGATGCAAAGCTGATTCACTCAGCTAGTGAGTATGGTTCAATGGATCGTTTGGTACAACTTTTTTTCTTTAGCACAAAAAGGTAGGGCGAGCTATGCGAGTCTTTTGGCAATTCTGGAATCCTTATTTCAATTCTGAAACATGTCAGCGTGTAATTGATCAAGCTCTTAAGATTCCTCCTCAAGAAGCAAGTGTTTATGGTGGGGCGAAAGACGCTAGAAAATCAAATGTGCGATGGCTAAATCGTGGCGATGAAAGCTGGAAATGGCTTTTTGATCATGTTGAGAACATATTCCGAAGGGCCAACAACGCTTTCGGATTCGATCTTAACTACTTCCATGAGATTCAGTTTACTGAATATCATTCGGAATATAAGGGCTTCTACAATTGGCACGAAGATCTATTGTGGCGACCACAATGTAACAGCATTATGCATAGAAAGCTGTCGTTTGTAATGCAATTGACAGATCCTAATGAATATACTGGGGGCGATTTGGAATTTGATATCCATGACGAGAAACCAGATCCAATGCAGCTTAGAAACAGAGGATCTGCGATAGTATTCCCATCTTTTGTAAGGCATCGTGTAGTACCAGTTACGAGCGGTGTTAGGTATAGCCTTGTTACTTGGTACGAAGGACCGTGTTTTAGATGAGAATAGTTTAGGTAGTACATTTCAGTTTTTGGGCGTATGTTATGTGGGAACCGCCCACCCCGGCCGGGCCCGGCCGAACCGCCAAAATGGCAGGGCAAAATACCCCACTAAACTTATCTCAAATATATAACATAGCCAGGGACTGCCATAATGACATTAAAAAAAATTTAAAAAATTTTTATTTTTACTATTGATTTATTTTTATTTGGACGATATATTAAATACATAAGCAATGCACATCGCAATGCTAAAAGCTAGTAAAAAGGAATTTTGGTTATGAATCAATTCAACTTCGATTTCTCTTCGGTAGACTTCAACAAGCTTACTAAAATTTTAGTAGGTAAAGCTAAGAAAAAGCTTGACTACCAAACCGCTCAAGATGTTGTACAGAATACCTTGATTTATGCTATGCGGAAATTCAATCCTAGCAATGGTGCAAGCTTTGAAACTTTTGCCGGTGTTTGCTTGCAAGGTAGAATGCTTGATCAACTTCGCAAGAGCTATAGGAAAATGAATCATCACGATATCGCCACTATTAAGACTAAAGATAATGACGATATGGAATTGGAAGATATTAAAAATCGTCCAAGTGATTTAATGGAAACTATACTGGAAATAGAATTGGATGGAATTCAAAATCAGATTCTTTCCTATTCAATTGAAGGATTTAAAGGTAATGAGATAGCAGAGAAGTTAGGCGTATCAACTTCCACTATATCTAAGGAATTGAATGAAGTTAGGGAAAAGATAAGAAAGGAAATATTCTAATGACTTGTGTACATTGTGGAATACTTTTGGGATGTGAAGACATGGAAATGGTATGCCAACCTTGTGTGGAGGCGGGCTTACCGATAATAACAGAAGAAGTGGAGGAAGTGGAGTAATTACCTACCCGGCAAACAAGCCGGGTTTTTTTATGTACTTAAATAAGATATTTTTGTCTTATTTATGCTATGCCCGCAAAAATTGGATATCTTTATCCAAATATATAAATGGTATAAATCTAATTAGATATCTGTATCTAAATATATATTTCCTGCAAAATAAATTTTAAAATATTTTTATATTCTTGGAAATAATTTTAAATGAATGGCGAATACATATATATAAAGGATAACTGAAAGAAAGGAAAATAAAAATGTGGGAAAAATGTGAAGTTTGTAGTTGTCAACTAACCACAAGCAATACTTACAACCTAGTCGATGAAATTTGCAAGGATTGTGTTGATAGCATAACTGAAAAGTTGCAAGATCAAGCCGATCTTCAGGATGAGTGGTTAGCAAGTCTAGAAAGACGATAACCAAGATGGTTTTTCCTGCAAGTTCCATAATAAATGCAGGGGGCAAGCAATCAAATAGTCTAACAAGAAAGAGGTATTGCTATGAATCAGTTACATTATGTTGGTCAAGTTGGAGTTGATCTTAATGAGTATGTTAATGGTAGTTGTGTTATCACAATGTACAATAAGCCGTCTTATGAAAAATTCGGCAAAAGAATAGGAACCTTGGTGGATGTTGAAAGTGATTCAATCCTTGTGGAGTATAAGGAAGAAAATCACTATGACGGCGGATACTATCGCCGGTATTTTAAGAAAGATTTGCAGGGAATATTCTATAAAAAGTAGTAAATATTTCCTAACAAGTGGCGAATAGATATATATACAAATCACCCCTAAGCACCTACTGATATAGGAGGGCGACTAGACTGTAGCGAATGTCTTATCAGAGGCTAGTAGCTACATTAAGTCTTGGCCAGCTTCGAGGCTGGGGGGGTGTCCAATTAACTAAGGAGAGAATGATGAGTCCTGATGAATATTACGAGTTAAATAATGTCCACATTGACGAACAAGTGGATAATGACTGTGGGTTTGATGAGGAAAGAATGGGCGATGAGGATATGCCCTCTGATTATGGATATGACCATGATGGCCTATATGGTTCGGAGTGGTAATCATGGAAGAAGAAACAATCTGCCAACAGATAGAGGGGTGGGAGTTTCCACTATGAAAAAAAGAATTGAAGTTAAAGATCTTGATGATCTCAAGCTTTATGCAAGGAAAGTTGCAATCAAGAGAGGGCGTACTATAAAAATGTTAGATAATGATGGTATGTGGATATTTAAAAAGGATGGCAAGGTATTCAAGAAAGAGGTTGAGAATGGAAGAGTTTAGTCTGTTTATTATTGTAATGAGTGCAACGCTATCGACATGTTTGATTATGTTTTGCTTGTTGTTAGGACTAAACAAGATAATGGGGGAAGATCATGATTTTTGAACAGGCACTAGCATATATACTATTCTACGCATGTGTAATGTTAACTGGTACTTTCATCATATGGGGCGAATGATGTTAACTGTTGTGTCCGTATTTTCGGTATACCTAGTGGCACAAGTTTTCTCTGGAATATCTAAAAATAAGTAAATATTCCAAGATGGTTGGCGAATAAATATATATAGAAAGGAATGATGAGATGAATAACTATAACCCATTCGTATGCAATTTTGAGACTGAAGAGGTCAAGGCAAAGAAAATGACCCCTGAACAATTAAGGTTTGCAATAACTGATTGTTTAGAATGTATTAAATTGGGAATTAATCCTAATAAATACTATGACCAATTGAGTGTATATCGTAAACACCTAGCAAAGAAGGTGAGATAGGCTTGTCCTATCTCTTCTAAACCTGCAAAAATCGGATATCTTTATCCAATTATCTAATTTAAAATAATTTTAAAATTTTAGTAAATAATTCCCTGCGAATGGCGAATATATAAATATAAGCTTGAGGGTAATGCTAAACCCGCCATGCTAATCTGGTATGGAATAGGGGATGCGGAACGCACATAAATATGACAAAAAGATCTTATTATAATTTTAAAAATATTTTTATATTCTATTAAATAAATCATCATGGTTGGCGAATACATATATATAGAGGATGAAACAGTAAAGGAATAAAGATATGAAAATGGAATTGAATACAATCGAGATTAAAACAAGCCAAACAGAAAAAATGCCTTGGGCATCTTGGGATCTTCCTGCTTGGTTGTGCAAGACAGGATCTAAGCTTGCTAAGGTTAAGGGCAGTATCTGCAATGGGTGTTATGCCTTAAAAGGACGCTATATTTTTGGTAGTGTTAAGAATGCTAACATAGGTAGATTTAAGCAAATAGAGAACTTTGAAGATCTCAAGGTTTGGCAAGAAAGCTTTATAGGTTGGTTCAAGAGTAAACTCAAGAGATTGAAGCAGGAAAAGAGATATTTTCGCTGGTTTACTTCTGGCGATTTACAATCCTTGGAAATGCTAGTAGCAATAGTAAATATTGCCAAGGCAGTACCAGAAATTAGCTTCTGGTTACCAACTAAAGAGCATGGCATGGTAAGGGAATACCAAGCTATATACGGCGAATTCCCAAGTAATCTAAATGTCCGGGTGTCGATGTTCATGGTTGACCAAAAGCCTAGCAAGGGATTGGGTTTGCCTACAAGTACAGTAATTAGCAATCCTAGTGTAATGGATGAAAACCATGAAAATCTTTGCAAGGCTAGCCTTGAAGCCTTTAATGGCACTAGCCAAGTAAATTGTGGCGATTGCAGGAAATGCTGGAATAAAAATGTTCAAAATGTAGCATACATATACCACTAAGAGGAGAAGTTATGAAAGTTAGGTTTCACCTTGCCAGAGGCGTTAATTATATGAAATGGCAAGTTAAAGAGAATAATGGACTAGTATACTACTATGATCCAGAAGAAGTTCACATGATATTGGAGAATTGCCAATTACATAATAGTAGGAAGACTGCCGAAAATAT